ATTTTGATTCTTATATTTATCTTTTAAATAAAAAAAATGGGAAAAATGAAAGAGTTGTATATGGCCAGTCTTTTGGAAAAAAAATATCAAGAAAAAATAGAAAATGATTCTATTTTAAATTCAAATAAATCTTGTATAAATTGTAAAAAATTTACACTTAAAGAATTTAGTAATATTGATTTATATTGTACAAATTGTGGTTACGACTTTGTTTTTATAAAAAATTATTTACAATTTAAATGAAAAGTATTTATGTGAAGCTTGCTGTAAAAAATAGCAAGCTTCACTTTCCTCTTAAATCTTCTAAAACTAAAATAGAAAATTTTTTAAAATTTCTTCCAGATAACACTGATTTAGAAATGTTTATCAGTGCAAATATATCTAACGCCACTAATTCTCAAATTGCTAAAATTCATGTTATGATTAGAGAAATAGCTAATGAAACAGGACATACATTTAACGATATTAAATATTACATAAAAAAATCTTCTGGATTATATTTTATAAATGATGATTTTGAATATTGTAAATCTTTTAGTGATTGTAGTAAAAATGAATTAAATTTAGTAATACAGTCATGTATTGAAATAGGAGATTTTTTAAATATTCAGTTAAGATAAATCAGTTTTAATTTTATTAACATATTCATCAATTACTTTTTCATCTTGATTAATATACGCCGCAAATAATTTTTCAGCATCATCAGAATTTATTGTTTTATTACTTTTAATTAAAAGATTTTGTTCTAGAGCTTTAAATTTTAACGTATTTTGAATAATAAGAAGAGTTAAAATTGAAGATTCAATATCTGTTAAATTAGCTTTATCAATTTCTATTTCTTCAGATAATATACTATTAATTTTTTTAAAAGATTCTTTTACTTTTATTGGATCATTTATAGAATGCAATACTAATAATAATATAGTTTGTTCTAAACCATGTATTAAACTAGGATTTAACTCAATATTAATTATACTTTTAGTATAATCATATGTATCACCTACAGGAATTTTTTCATTTGCCATAATAAATTTTTTACAAATATATCTATAAAATAATTATAATCAAAAAATTTGTAAAAAATGACAGTACTTCAATTTTTTCATAAATGTATTGAAAATAAAATAAGTCCTAATGCTTGTTATTTTTTATTTTCAATAGAAAAAGATATATCTCCAGTTCTTGTTACATCAAATGTTTGTGTAGAAGAATTAATAAACGCTGAATTTTTAACATTTGAATATAAAGATCAATCTAAAATATTTACAATAACTAAATTAGGAATAAGTTTTTTAGAAAGCATGACAAATGAATTTAAAAAAATTAAACCTACACAAAATAAACAAAAATTATTAGGAATAAATTATAAAAAAAAGATTGAAGAGTATATAAATTTATTTCCAAAACAAAGAATAGGTAATAGATATTTAAGATGTAGTATTGAAAATTTAACAACATCATTTATTACTTTTTTTGGAAATTATAATTATACTTGGGAAGAAATATTAAAAGCCACTGAAAAATACTTAAAAGAACAATCTTCTTCTAATTATCAATATGCAAAAAATTCACAATATTTTATATATAAAGCTGATGCATATAAATCAAAAACATCTTTACTTGCAGATTATTGTTCTAGATTAAATGATGAAGAAGTAGAAATTCCAATATTAAAAGATAGAATTGTATGAAATTATGGAAAGATGAAAATCAAGCTTATGATGAAGCTATAAATTATATAAAAAATAGACATACTGGAATAGAAACTTCTATAAAAACACCTTGGCCTAAATTTAATAATGCTTTATTAGATGGTTTTGAATGGAATACATTAACTGTAATTGCTGCACGTCCAGCTACAGGTAAAACTATGTTTAAAGATCAAATTATAACTGAAGCTTTTTTATTAAATCCTAATGAAAATTTTAGAGTTTTAGAATTACAATTTGAAATGGCAGCAAAAGCATCTGCTGTAAGACATTTTGTTTCTAAAACTAAAAAATCTTATAAAGAAATATTAAGTGCTGAAGGTAATAAATTAAACGACAATGATTTTATAAAATTTGAAAATATTAAAAATGAAAGAATTAAACATAATATAGATTATATTGACACTCCATTAACTATTCAACAAATTAAAGATCAAATAGATTTATATTTTGAAACATATAAAACTAAAACAATAATAACTTTAGATCATACTTTATTAGTAAAGAAAAAAGCTAATCAAAATACTTTAGATAAACTTTATGAATTAGGTGAATTTTTTACAGAATATAAAAAAAAATATCCTTGTTTATTTATTGCATTATCTCAATTAAATAGAAATTCAGAAGATCCAAAACGTGCTGAAAATTATAGTTATGGAAATTATATTACTGGTGATGATATTGCAGGTGCTGATGCTATGATGCAACATGCTGATAATTTAATAGGTATTAATCGTCCAGCAATGAAAAAAATAACTAGATATGGACCAGAAGGATTTATAATTGATGATGACGCTATTTTAGCTTTTCATTTTTTAAAAATGAGAAATGGTGATCCAAGAATTAGTTTTTTTAAAGGTGTATTTAACGAAATGAAAATAATAGAAATTGCAACTCCAATTAGTGAAAAACGATTTTCAACTAGAACATAATGCCATATCCAGGAAAAATAATTATAGAAGAGTTTAAAGAATACCATAAAAGTTATTTTAATTACATTAATAAAAATAATTTTAAATTAAGTTTAAAAACTTTATACAACGATCATTTTTCTTTATTTGAAAATGAATTAGATCGTGATAATATTTTATATATTGAATTTGTAGATAAAGATAATAATCCTTTAGACAAATATCGAGGACTATATAAATTTACATTAATTAAAAATTTAAATTCTTATTCTAAAAAAACATCCATAAACAATAATATTTTTTATTTAATACCTAAAGATGAAATTGAATTTATTAAAGATGATAATTCTATAATTGAAATAAATAAACCTACAAATTATTTAGATAATATCGCAAAAGATTTAATTGAAGAAGCTAATAAAATTAAAAAACAACATGATGAAATAATGTATAATTTTATAAAAAAATTAGAAAAATTAAAAGATTTAACATAATGGCACAAAGCATTTTAATAATTGCTGAATCAGGTTCTGGCAAATCAACATCTATAAGAACTTTAAATCCAAAAGAAACATTTATAATTAATATTGCTAGTAAACCTTTACCATTTAAAAATTGGCAAAACAATTATAAATTATATGATAAAACAACAAATCCTAATGGTAATTTATTAAATATTTCAAATCCTACTAATATATATGCTGCAATGAAACATGTGTCTGAAAAAATGCCGCATATTAAAAATTTAATTATTGATGATTGGCAATATATGAGTAGTTTTGAATATTTTGATAGAGCTTCAGAAAAAGGTTATGATAAATTTACTCAAATTGCAGCTAATTTAGCACAAGTTGCTAAACTACCTAAAGATTTAAGAGATGATTTATTTATATTTTTTTTAACTCATTCTGAAGATACTATAGATGTAAATGGTAAACGCAAAATTAAAGCCAAAACAGTTGGTAAAATGATTGATAATTCACTTACTTTAGAAGGTTTATTTTCAATTGTTTTGTTTGCAAAAGTTATAAAAAACGAAAAAAATAAATTAGAATATGTATTTGTAACTCAAACGGATGGAGAAAATACATGTAAAACACCTATGGAAATGTTTGATAATGAATATATTCCAAATGATTTAGAATTAGTCCGTCAAACAATCTTAAAATACAATTAATTATGTTTAATACATCAAATATCAATTTAAATAAAATTTCGCCTATTATTGAACCAGGCAATCATGTTGTAAAAATTAATAGCTTAGAATATACTATTCCAAGTTATGATGAAAATGCTATTATTATTACTTTAAATGTTGAAACAAAACCTGTAGAAGGTGATTTTATTGGTTTATTAACAGATGTTTCTAATCCTAATAGTCCTCGTTATAAAGGCAGAGTAGGTAGAGTAAAACTTAATGCTTATCCATTTGTTAACAAAGAATTTGCTAGTGGACAAAAAATATTAAGAGATGAGCAAATTCAAAAATACATGGTTGTATTAGCAGAAGCAACTGGAAATCGTGGTAAATTAGATGAAATTGAAGCAGATACAGCTATTGAATTTTTAAATAAATGTAAAGTTATATTTCAAAATTCAAATTATTTTAACGCTTGTATTGGCGGTAAAGAATATAGAAATCAACAAAACTATATTAATATTGATTTGCATTTTCCAAAATTAAGTACTAAAAGTTTTTTTATAACAAGTTTAGATAAAGACTGTCTTGTTTATGATCCTAATTTACATCTTAAAAAACTTGAAACTAATTTAAGTTCACAAAATACAGATTTTGAAATGTAATTTTAAATAGAGGGAGACATAGTGCTCCCTCTTTTTTTTATGTTTTGTACAAAAAATATAGTTTTTGATATTGATTTAATACCCAGTAATTGGGTATTTGAATATTATTTAAATTTAGAAGAAAAATTAATTGGACAAAGAATTAGAATAAAATCTCTTTGGAATTTTTCTGAAAAAACACCAAGTATGTTTTTATTTGTAAATAAAGAAAAATCTGAATATTATTTTAAAGATTTTTCTACAGGTGAATATGGAAATAAAATAAATCTTGTTCAAAAATTATTTAATTTAACTTATTCTGATGCTATTTTTAAAATTTTAAATGATTTTAAAAATCAAAATATTAAAATTAATAAAACAGTTTTAGAAAAAGAAAATAACACATTTAATATTGAAGATATAACATTTAGAAATTGGAATGCTAATGATTTAAAATATTGGAAACAATTTAATATTGATCAAACTTTACTTGATTACTATCAAGTAAAACCAATTCATATTTTAACTTTTTCAAAAAATTATATTATTAGAATATCTAATGATTATATGTACGCTTATTGTGATGATGATGTTGTTTATAAAATTTATCAACCTTTAAATAAAGATTATAAATTTTTAAAAATTAATAATCAAATACAAGGACTTAATCAATTGAAATATAATTCAGAAAATTTAATAATCTGTTCTTCATTAAAAGATGCTATGTGTTTAAAATCATTTAATTATGATTTAGAAGTTATTGCTCCAGAAAGCGAAAGTACAATAATAAAACCTTATATAATAGAAAATTTAAAATTAAAATATAAAAATATAATTACTTTATTTGATAATGATAAAGCCGGAGAAATATTTAAAAATAAATACGAAAAAGAATATAATATAAAAGGTGTAATTTTAAAATTAGAAAAAGATATTTCAGATTCTGTAAAAATTCATGGAACAGAGTATGTTAATATTTTTCTTAAACAAATAATTAGTGAAATTTTTTATACCAGGTAACGTTCCTAGTTCTAAAAATGGACGTAGATGGACAGGTAAATATTTTATTGCTAGTAAAACTGTAATTAATTACAGAAAAAATACAAAAGCTTATTATATTCAATATGCTAAAGCATTTACAAAAGAATTAAGTAAATATGATTTACCTGTTGAAATACATTTAACTTTTATAAGAAATAGTAAACACAAATTTGATTATATAAATCCAGCGCAAACTGTTCAAGATGATATGGTTACGCATCATTGGATTACAGATGATAACGCTGATA